GTCTTAGATTCTTTGCCTGTCAGCTCTTTTTCTGGAAGCTTTCCCGACGCAGCAATGCCAATGACAGAACCACCAAAGCCAGCGGTAATTGCCTCATTAAAGCTTAATGGTTTAGCGTCTTCTATATTTTTCTTGATTGTGCTTTGCAGTTTAGTCGTATCAGGTTCCTTGTGGCCCATATACTCCAGAACTTCTTTTTCGTTAAACCCAGCGTTTAACAGTTCCCCAGACCTAGTATCCCTCCAAGATTGTATTTCCTGAGACGAAAAGCCAGCCTGTTCCAGTTCTGCAATATCTTCTTGAAGACTCATTTACCAATCCTTTTAAGATAGGCGCTTACTGATTCGCCTTCTTTCCTCTTTTTCTCGTCTGGAACAGCCTCTTGTTTTGAAGCGGCAGCCCTCATTCTGTCTGACATATCTTTTATTTGCTGGCTGGGGCTTCTCACAAACTTGCCCATAGTCCAGCCAAGATACTTAGGGCTTTGAGGGTTTAGAAGTTCAGCTTCTGATGCTCCTTTCTTCTTTTCCTCTTCCATAATTTGCTCGAAATATATCTGCCACTTGTAAAAGTTTTCGTCTCCAACAGGGTCTTTTGCAATAAGGGATGATCCGCTTATCTGGCTTTCTGCCATTTTCATGAATTGTTTTCTGTTGTCGGCGGCTGGGGTTCCTCGTCCCGAAAGCTCCCCTCGAAGCTTTTGAAGGTCTGCAAAACCAAGGCCATTACCGACGAAGCGTGTTAGTTCGTCTGGATCAGTTATGCGCTTAGGGTCGTCTGGTAATGCGTTGATTCTTTTAAACAAATCCACAAACACGGCTGGATCTGTCTGTTCCCCTTTATTTGCAACTGTGTTCATCGTGCTTAGCATTGTTTTGCGTTGCTCAAACGTAAGTGTTTTATCGTTGAGAATATCATTGGATGAAAGCTTGCCCTGCATTGCCATTGTCAGGTAGTCGTTCATCGTCTTGTCTTGTAGTTCCTTTTGTTGTTTTTCTACAAGCCTGTCTTGCAAAAGCATATCTGATATACGGCTCTTTTCTGCGCTGTCGATATAATCGCTCATCTTTCGAATACCATCACCGCCTAATGCCTCATCATACTGACGTGAGGCCAAAGCCTTTCTTGCGGCGGCAGGGTTAGACTCCGCCAGACCAGTCATCCACGTTTCAGTCATATCGGCATAAAGCTTGCGCTTCATTTTAGACGTGGTTTCAGGAGGCAGGAACGTCGAAGAAGCCACGAGGGTAGCGTCTATATCCCTTTTGATTTCCTCTATCCCACGGCCTTCTTTTCCGTATCTGAAGGCTATCGGGCTTAGGTCACTAACGGATTGCTCAATTCTCTCGGCGTGTATCTCTGTTTGCCTGTTGTTCTGCCAGCGCATGTTATCGTCTTGAAAGCCTAGATTAATCTCTTGCGATGTAAGTTGAAACCGTTGCTTTGCTTCTGGCTGCGTCAGTCCGTTCATGAACTGTTCGTCTAGCTTGCGAAACTCCTCATCAGCCTTTTTAGCAAAGTCTGTTGGATCGGCCATGCTTTGTTGTTTGAGTTGATCCACAAGGTCAAGCTTTGCTTTCTTGTTTCTGATAACGGCTTGGTTTAATTCTGTAGTGGCCTGAGCAATACGATGCTTCTCTGCTAAATCACTGAACTCGTAAAGTCCCTTTGCAACGGCCCTTTCCGTCATTCCAGCAGATTCAATCCTACTGAAATCTGTCAGTTGTGAGGTCTGCCTAGGAGCTATAATGGACCGTGTATATTCAGGTATCTTTGCCATTATGCAAATGCTCCAAGTACGTTAGATAATCCACCGATAGAACCTGTTATTCCTTGAGTTAGTTGTTGTCTACCAAGTGATTTTGCTTTTTTTGCTGCGTTAACGCCTTGTGTAATCTGAGAAGCATAGGAACTTGCACCATATGAAAGTATTTCGTCGATATTACTTTCGCCCTTACGGCGAGTCTCTTCCATAACAAGTAATGGTGATCCTTCAAGAGTAACGCCTGATTTCATATAGGCAAGCTTTTGTCTCTGCTTAATGTCTTTATATGCTTCACGTTCCTGAATGGCTTGTTCTGAGGCTTGGCGAGATGATTCTTTTCCAGCCATAGCAGCTTCAGCAAGTGCATATTCAGATTGCTGGCTTGCCTCTCTTTGTCCTGTAATCCCACCCGAAATGCTTGACAACGCGCCTAGACCTGAAGCAATTGTTCCTAATGTTCCTAGCGTTGTTCCCAAGCTAAAAACACCTCCAGCGCCTAATAGGCCCGTTGTCGCTGCGGCTGTCGCTCCCGCGGCTCCGGCGGCTGGAGCTGACGCGGCAAGCCCAAAAAGAAGGGATTCTATTCCCATGTTCTACCCCATGATTTATAGTCTAATCCATTGAAATACTTGCGGCGAGTACCCTCATGTGTAAACCCTAGCGACTCCATCCATGACGTATGAAGATCATCGTCAATGCACTCTGTTTGCATACGGTTAAGAGCTAGGTCTTCGCGAACCTGAAACAGCCATTTCTTTAGCTCTACACAAAACGTCTTTTTGTACTGTGGGACATAGATCGAAGGTATTAGCCAGATATCAGAGTTGCCCATGCCAAACGGTAGAACACCGCCACAACATAGTACACGCCCATCCACAACTCCGGTTATTGCAACGCTCTGCTCAAGCATCTCGGCATGGCCAAACACAGTGATGACGTTCTGTTCATGATCCCTGATGTCCATAACTTCTAGGTGTTCTTTTTTAAACTTGACGAGTCTAACCATTAGTTGGTCACCTGAAAGTAAGGGACAAGCAACTGTATTTTACACGGGAATGGTTGATCTTGCACGATAATTATTCGCTTTGACCGTGACCACCCACCATCTTCGCTGTCGTTTGCATCTTTGAAATAATCAACCTTCTTGTCGCCAGTAAAGAGTACGGGTGGTCGATCCATAAGCATGTCTGGTTTTCTAAACTCTAAAGACTTTAGGTTGGTGTATTTTGTCCCAAACTTCGCATAAAGCGTATCAAGAAACCTGATCCCGATAGACTGAAGGTTCTTCTTTTTTGTCTGTACGGGGCCAGTAATAGCTCCACCTTCAAGGTCATTGGTTTCTAGGTAACCTATGTATTTCATGCCAATGTGTGCGACGCTAACTTGCTGATCCAACTGAACTGCACCATTTGTAACGGTTACCATTGGATGCTGTGCGCCATCTGCAATAACAACTACCTCTTCGCCTTCAAGATGATCTGCACCACTAAAAGCGTCCGTGGTTAAGTACCAGTTTCCATCTATGATTGTATCTGTACTATCAAAGTCCTCTATGATCGTACACTTAACAACGGTATCATACTGCCATGACGTTATGACGGCGCGTCCCGTTTGTGTGCCATCGAGGCTCTTTTTCCATATCTGGCGGCCAATATCGGCTGAGGTGAAGATACCAACGCTTGCTGTGAAAGCCACGTCTGTTCCTGTGGTTGCGGCTGGAGTGATACTTGAGCCTGTTATAGACCCGTCATAGGTAATGCATGAATCCACATGGATGTATTCTTTCTGTGACTCATACATGCAGTTTCTGTATCGACGCAGGATTTCTGCTTCCGTAAGGTCTAAATCTACAAACTCCTCGAAACGCTTGTACTCTGGAGCATCAGAAAAGAACTCAACGTAGTATTTATCTACTCCATCAATGGTTCGCTTAACGCATATCCATTGCTGGTTATAGTTTCCTTCTCGCTCTTGAAAGGCCGATGAAATGATAACGCCGTTCGTCTTAAACCGACACCACCCACTGATAGCTTCTGTTTCCTCTAGGGTTAGTCCAGCCATAACGCCATCATTTCTTACCGCATAAAGCATATTAGGCCGCGCATCTTGTACGTTGATCTGCGTTACGCCCGTTCTAAGCATATGCTCGGAAAGCATGTTTTTGTCTTTAGCGACGTAGGAATCCTGTTCAAAGACATACTGATAAGCCCTTGTAACAATCGCGTTTGACTGAATATAATAGATATTATTGCCCGTTCTCGCAGGGTTTATGTCAAGGCAGCCATATGTATTTGTTGGTTTAATCGAGATGCTGATAGGCGTGATGACCTCATCAATACCACCTGTGGCCCTGAATAAATCTCCGTTTGTTCCAATAGTTAGGAACTTATCTGTTCCCGCTAAGAAGATAATTTTGCCAGACGCATCGGCAATCGTGTATTCAACTCCGTCTGTAACTTCTGTTCCTACTGTAAAATCATCGTATTCGTTTGAACGTGATGCATATAACGTTAATGGTTTGTTATTAGATCCACCATAGAATATTCTGTTTTCGTAGAACCCTACGGCTGAAGGATACTCGTTCACGGACAGAAAGTCAGCGGCTGTTTTAATTATCTTTCTTATAATACCGCCAGACGAATAGGCTGTGTAATATGTTGAATCTACTACTAACCCTGTTTCGCTATCGTAAAGCTGAAGCGTATTAGCCGCTGCGTTAACGGACTTTGCTATAAACCTACGGTCATTAACCTCTGTCATACCGCTAACGCCCGTAATAATTATCTCGTCATCGTTAGTAAACGTATCGGCTCCAGCATATGTGAGGACGGAAGGGTTTCCTCTTGTAATAGCTGTTATTCCTTGATACTCACTGAAGCTTTCCACAATAGGTGCGTGAGCCGTCAAGGCCCATGACGTTGAGCTTGTGTAGGTCAGCTTTTGCGGCGGATAACTAGGGTGTGCTATGTAAAGGTCTTTTCCTGACTGAGCAAACTTTAAGCTGAATAAATCAGCCTCTTGGTATGGTGTTACAACCTCTACTGGATTAGCTCCATCAAAGATTAAGCCATTGTTTCTGTAGAACCTTATACATTCGTTTGTGAACTCTAGTACGTATGAAACTAAATCATTGTACTTGAAAGTATATAGAAACGCCTTGTTGTTGTCCTTTGTCTGGGCTGCAAATACCGTGCCAGTTCGAAACGAAGCTGGCCCAATCGCGTCGATAACAAAGTTCTCCGCTCTACGGCATGTGTTGTAATAGGCCTTCAGGTCATGGCGTCCGTAGAACTTAGGCGATATTTCACCACCAGAGAAGTCAGGGAATGATACATTGACCGTCATATAATGTCTGCCCTTTTGGAACCAACACGTCGCGCATTCATGATCTTGCTTTTTTCAACCCGTAAAGGTGGACGCTCTTGGCCATCAATAGCCTTAGCTTCCATCTTAATATCGTTCCGAAGCTTCAGGAGACGATCAACATCAGAGTTTGACCCTGTAGCCTTGTAGGAAATACCTAGCGCAATCTCGCACACAAGGAGGTCTGTAAATAGCTCGTCAAACTTCGTAACGTCTTCTAAGTCATAGATATATCTTAGGTTGATCGTGCTGTCGTTATACAGAATATGGTTGCTTTCGAACTCATACTCGTCTTTCCAGATCTGTCGACCGTCTCTACCTTCTAACGTCGCAATGCGAATAAAGTCAGAAGGTGTCTGAAACTTATACGTCCAGCCGAACTCTGGGTCTGTGCTGGATGGTGAGAGGATAACGCGCTTAATAGCAAAGTTCCATGGATGTGAACGCAAGGCCTTGCGGCGGCTCTTATCATACCATCTTTTTAGGATTTCTTCTGTCGGGTTTGTAGGATCGACAACGTTTTGAACAACATCGGATGAAAGTAGGTCTAGTGATAGATTACAAATCTCGGTGGCAGAATTAGCCATAATACCTCCAAATAGCATTAGATGGGGAGGGGAAAGGCACCCTCCCCACCATACGATTATTTGCTAATAAACTTAGCAATAACCGATACAGTACCAGCGGCAGAACCCACTGTGTTACCAGTAAGAACGATATCATAAGCTGCTGGCTTGTCAGTCGATACCGTATCAAGATCTGCAAGCGATGATCCGACGTTTGCAACATCAACAATACCAAGGCCAAGCTGATGGCCAGAGGCACGAGTTAACGCTGAGGCAAGAGTTTGGCCGTCCATAAGGGCGTCCTTATCAACCACTGCGCCGAGGTTAACATTATACAAACCCAAGTCGTAATCCGTGCCGCCCGTGATAGCGTCACAAGCAACCGTAATTTCAACAGGGATCATATTTGATGGTACCGCCTTAAATAGACGATACTTTGAGCCATCATCATCTGCGGCTGCGATTTCAACCGTTGCAATCATAGTGACTTCGAGAGCACCGCCAGCATATGCGGGGCCTTTCTTACCAGCTACGATGTTACTGTTAACATATTTATCTTCTACTGCCATTTTATGTTACTCCTTACGATACGGTTGCAGAGAACGGTGTTGCCTCTGAACCTGTTGCGTTTTGCATCATGTGAACCATCCACGTATCTGCCTTCATGTCGATGAGTTCGATCCACTCACCAATCAACCCGCCTGTAGTTGAACCGTCTAGCGTGATCGTGTCTGAATCAGAGGCTGTGTCGTAGGAAACAACCGTGTTCCCACCGTCAGCGCCTTGAATACATGACCCTTGCATAATGTCGTTACCAACAACCTTGATTGTGGTTGTATTGCTTGTGACCGTCGTTCCAACGACGATCTTAAACATGCAACCAGAACCAGTTGCCGCAGGAAGCGTTACCGCAATACCTGCAGCTCGGTTAAGTACGATAACCTTCCCATCATGCTTTGCTTTAGTAAGCGTGATCGTTGAATAAGTTACGGAAACAAGGCGAGAAGCTCCTGTTTGAGAACCAACAACTGATCCAAGTTGTTTGCGAAAAGGCTTTGTCATAAATCACCCCCTTACGCGGTTACTGTGACTTTTTGAACCAAAGCACCTTCAGTACGCACGGCACCAATTTCACAGATAACCTTGACTTGCTTCGTTTCGATAAGGTCGGGGCGATCTTCAATCGTGATCGACATTTCCTTGGAAACGCCCAAGCAGATACCGCGAGTAGAGGCCGCCAGAAGATAACGAGACGAGCTAACGGCGGGGATGATGGGGTTAGGAACGCTAGCGGCAAACGGCACCAATTCGATACCGGAAGCGTTAACGATCTGACCTTTTTCAACCACGAAGTTACGCGAGAAGTCACCGCTTGTGAGTTCCTCTTCACCCATGAGCTGGGTGTGTTCCTTGCCCGTGATCGTCATGTAGATACTTTCGTTTTGATCTACACCAACGTCATTGTCCATAAAGTTCTGCTTGATTTCCAAAAGCTTTTCGTATGTCAAGCCTGCGGAAGCGTCCACCGTAGAAACGCCATCGTTTGCAGCCGTCACGGTCGTACCGAAGTCACGGCCCGTAAGAACATCAGCAAAGGCAGCATCATAGGCAACGCGGTCATACTGGCGCATCATACCAGCGGCAACAGCCTTGGCATATTCGCTTTCTGGGTTCATCAAAGCACCGCGAACGTCAGACGCATCGATAGGCAACACGATAGCGAAACGACGGCGCGAGATTTTGCGGCGGTTGTGTGCGATATCATCAAACGTAACAGCGACGTTACGGCCAGATACTTCACGCGCATCTACGCGACCAAGACCATCATAAGCAAAGATGTCCCCGGACATCTGCTTGATAATCATTTTATTCTTGAGTCGGCTGGAAAGCTGTTGGGCCTCAGCGTGCACCATATCCGAGAATTCGGTTACAAGTGCGTTATCAATGGACATAACCATTTGTAGTTCTCCGTAGTGAGTTGTTGAATCGTTAATTCGATCCCGCTACCCGCACTACGGACGGCTATCTAGGCATTAGCCATGTCAGACGGAACCTTTCGGCCTCCCCGTCGATTGAAACTATATCAGTGTTGCTTAATACTTTCAACACTATTTTAGAGAACGTCGCACGATTTCTGAAAGCTCGTTGACCTTTGATACCGTTTCCTTGTTCTTTGGATTTGTAAAATCTTTGTACTCAGGCGACACGCGAAGGCTGGCCAGTTCACGGCGCACGTCATCAATGCTTCGAGAGGCAGGAGCATCACCACCGCCTAGAGAATCCTCGGCACCGTACTTGCGCTTAATTTCACCGATCTCTTTGTTGGCAACGTCCACGAGAGCGACCAGTGAAGCCAGCATCTTAGGGTTGTTCTCTGCGTCTGAGAATGCGCTTCTTAGACCTTCAGGCATCTTTGTGGAGATGAAACTAATTGCTTCCTTCGCTTTAATTTCATACTGATCGCCGAAGTGCTGATTAACTAGATCGTCAAACTCTTTATCAAGGGCTTCATTTTGCTCCTTGCTTTTCTCGCTCATCCCCTTGCTTTGTTCAACAAGATCAAGCACATAATCCTTAAACAAGCCATCGGCTTGCTTAGGTGTTAGCCCATGCTTGTGAAAAAACTGAGAGGCTTTCTTTTGAATGTCGGCCATATCAATTTGTTCTGGCAGTCCTTCGACCTGTCCAAACTGATAGCCTTCAGGGCTTTCAGGACGCATTGAATTAAAGAACTTATCCCATTCCTCTTGAGGCGCTTCCTGTGCCGGAGGTGCAAATACACGCTTGCCGATCAACGCCTGAGAGTTATCCAGCATCTTCCATAAAGCCTCAGACGGATTCTCATTCTTTGAGATTTCCTGCGCCCATGTCTTTCCCGCGTAGGCTTCTGGTATTTGAAACTCGCTTGAGCTGCTTGTCGCTTGGGAGGTCTCTTGAACTTGTGCTTCGTCCGTCATTGTTCTTTGCCTTTCGTTTGTAATCAAACTCTATTTTCTTCAGGTGGTCTTGGTGAATGTATCGCCTTAGATACAAATAAGCGCGTCGGCAGTTGGCATTTGCTTGGGTATCTACAGGATCCGATGAGATAATATCGCTATCAAAGTGGCAAAACTCTTTTAAGCAGGACAAGATAATCTGTCCGTCTTGTGTCGAGGCGACCTTGTTGAGTGCCTCTATAAGCATACGCTCGTCTATTTCGATCATGCAGCCTGTGATATTTGTTGTGCTTGTGCAGCGTCCTTGGCAATTCCAGCAACCTGTTGTCCGGCTTGAAGCGCCATTGCAGCCTGTTGTTGCTGTTGCTGTTGTTTCAGCATCTCTTGGTAAACATCGTCTTGGCGGATCATGTTAACAGGGACACCGCGAATATCAGAGATGGTCTTTAACCCTTCGTGAAGATCAACACGCAAAGCAATTGTCGGATCAACGGCCATGAACTGCCCCGCCGTCCCTGCAATCTCTAGGATAGCCATGTATTCCTGAGCGCGTGAGGCTTGAGCGGCTTTAGTCTTATATCGTACCTTGTAGATGTCTTTTCCTTTTTGAAGACGATCTACAATAACGTCAGGCAGATATTCAGGTTCTTCACCACGAAGTAGTATGTCTTTCTCTTCTTCGCTTCCTCTGATGACGCCATACCGCCCGGCACGCCACATACCTGCAACGGTGCGCTCGATGGTAGGTGTGAGAACCTCGGCAATCTGTCGTGACGTAAGAGATGACAGGCTGGCCGAACGGATCGAGTCACGAATCTGTGTCTCTCCGAGCGTCATTTGCGCGTCGTTATTAAAGTCCAATAGTCGGTCAATGAAGAAATGCTGGCTGATAGATTCCTTAAGCGTCTCTAAACGCTGCATTGCGTCAGGGAGCGAACCAACCGTAACAAGAGGGAAGATAGGGTTGCGGGTTCCAAGATTTCCAGAAGCGTTGAATACAGTGAACGTCCCTGGGCTTGTGTCGATCTTGCCATTACCAAGCATACCATCGTCAAGGATACCTTGAGGTGGGTCTAGGTTCTTCTCCGTTGCCAGAATAATCGCTTCCTTAAGTGCATTAGCTTCGCGGATATCAGGCAAGGCATTCATAGCCGGAGAGCGCCCATAGGTCTCATAGTTCAAGCGACGGAATCGACCAAAGGCTACAGGGTTTTCGTGGAATCCCGTTTCTTTGATAATGTGCTTTGTTTCGTATTCCACATGAACGGACTCTATCGGCATAGCCAAAGAGCCTGCTTCAGCCTTCTTTTCCTTTCGTGGTCGAATGGCATGAATGATCTTGATCTTATCGGTCGTGGCCCCGTCTTGATATTTCTTGCGTACCTTCTCGGATACTTTGTCGATCCCGTACTCTTCAACAGCGCGGCCAATCTCCCACTCAAAGCACAGAAGACACCCGACAACCTTGCCGCGCTTGCCTTCAATCAGGAGAGCTTCCTTCACACCGTATGGCGTGTAGTAGGGATTTCCCTCTTCGTCGTGTTCTGTTCCAATGCCTGATGTCCCGAAGATAATCTGGTCAAGCATGTACTCGTCTAGTGTTAACGATAGGTTAGCTTTAGGGTCATCCATGGCCGCAGTCGTGCGGTTAGTCATCTTGTCATAGAACTCTGCCAGCTCTTGTGTTTCGATCTCTAAATCGTCCGGAGGTGCGAGTTCAATGTTCTGTTTTGCGCTTCCAGTCCACAACATCCCTAAAAGAGCCGACGCGCAGTTATGTGCTGCAAATGTTCCGGTCGAGTCATAAACATCATATTGTAGGAACTCGCCGTCATCGGGCTGATACTCAAAGTTTTGCTTAACCTGAGAGACATATTCGCCAATTATCTGCCAGATAGAGTTCCAGTTCGAGCGACCAGTCGAGCGTTTATCGAACTCTTTGACGATATCTTGACCTAATGACATTAAGCTGCCTTCAGATATTTACGGCGGTTTTCTTCATCGTCTGTGACGAGAGACGTTACAAGGGCTTGTCTCCTGCTTTGCGTCGCCTCCCAATCTTGTTGAGCTTGACGCTTAGAATTCGCCTCTTTCTGGGCCGTCTCTGTTGCAAGTCGTTCTCTTTCTTTCTTCGCGGCTTGCTCTTGAGCGCGAATGATATCAGCCTGTGAAGTTTTCTTACCACCGCCGAACCACGAAGACATTTGATCCCCCCCTTGTAAATTACTTTCACACCTTATATCAATACCTTCTGGATTTCAATACTTTCTTTCCTTCGAAACGGTTGAGCGTTTTCAGGCCTCCGGTGGACTTTATCGTGTTAGATATGTTTGCCTTTAACGGAACACCTACACACAAAGCCAAGGCATCAGCAAGATCCGGCGACCGCATACCGCGTGCCTTCATATGTTCTTTGCTTTCAAGCTGCATTTTGTTGGCTTGGTTGAACTCATACATAGGTGCGGCGAGGTCTGCGATTAACTCCGGAATATCTGGAATAGACCCACCAGACTCTAGCCACTTCTTCATTCCATCCCACATCTCGGCCTTTGCATTCGCGTAGTATTGCGACATAGGACGGCCACCAAAGTTAACCTCTGTGCATCTGTAACCATGTGATCTGACGTAATCTATCACACCTTCTCCTCGTCCAGCATCAACACGCACATAGTCTGGGCCTAGCTGGTTGATCTTACTTATAACCTGTTGAGCCAACTCGACGTTTGAATAGCCTTGGTAAATATCTGGCTTGTAAGCTTTCAACCCTTGGGTAAACTGAATGACGGATCGGTCATCACCATAGCGAGCAACATCAACGCCAAGAACTTTTACGGCTCCCTTAACGTCAATATCCATGATGTTTCGTTTACTTGCATCAACAGCCAACGTTATCGGAATCAGTGTGTTGCTAGTCGAGGCGTTAAAATCGCACAGGAACTCCTGAGAGTACTCGCTATCGAGCATCTCCCTTCTAGCCTTGTCAAGCTCCTCTGCGCTGATTATGTCTGTTTCTGAAGCTCGATAGACAACGGCGAACCATCCATCCTCTTTCTGGGCGCGTTGATATATCTCATAAAATAGGTTGATCCCCTTGGGTGTTCCGATGAACAAGGCCCAGCCCATTCTATCTGTGAGTGTTGGCCGGATAACCTCGCCCCAAACATTGGGACGCATATCGGCAACCTCATCCATAACAACACCATCTAGGTATATACCTCTCAAACTATCTGGGTTGTCGCCGCCGTACAAGCGTATCCTTGAGCCGTTAGGAAGGTCTAGGCGAAGCTCTGACTCGTTGTAAGACACATTGGGTATCATATAGGTGAACTGCTTGAAGTAGTCCCACGCAACCTGTTTGGCTTGCTTGAAGTACGGGGCTATGTAAGCGTAACGAGCATCTTTCTTCTTGGATCTGAGTGCCGCATCTATCAAAGCATTTACAGCTAGATAGGTTTTTCCAAATCGACGATGACACACAACAACGCCAAAGCGGTTCTTGGCCATCATTCCGTGAATATCAAGCTGGTATCTATGAGGCTTGTATGGGTGGATGATTGTGCTATTCGCCATTAGGTGGGCTAGGTATAGAGGTAACCACTGTGATGTTTCCTGAGTGTTCTACGGCTTGCTTTTCTCTATAATCATCAGGGAACCTACAAGACACTTGCTTGGCCCAAAGGCTTGACTGGAACCTATCTGCCGTAAGGTTTTCCCTTCCCAAACGCTCAAACCAAACCTTTGCTTCTTGCCTCGCACGCGTTAAAGCCTCCGAAAACTCTGGGTGTACGTCTTTCCACAGATAAAGTGTGGACTCTGCTACATCAAGCTCTGAAGCTATCTCGGCGTATGAAGCACCTGTCTTGCCAAGCTCTATTGCTTTCTGGCAATACTCTGGTCTGTAGTCAGTTGGTCTGCCTCCTGCCATGTCTTTACCGTTTCTTTGTTACGCCTTTTATCTTGCCTTTGTTCTCTGTGGCATAGAAGACTTTTTCGCCTTTCTTACTGCCGTACTCTTTCTTCATAGCTGATTTGATCTTCTCGCCCTTTTTGGTCAGTGGCATTTCATCCCCCTAATCTACGTAGCCTTCGTCTTGCATGGTGTCTTTAGGAAGCTTGCGTGCCTTGTGTGTCTCAATAGCCTTTTCCAGCGCCTTGGTTTTGTAGTCCGGGCGGCGGTAGTTGTCGATGTTCTCTGGTACGCATCCAAGCGTTGTGGCCTCGATCAACAATCTATCAAGGTTTGATATTTCTGGCTCTGCCGTGTCGTTAGAAAAGCTGATGACCTGACACGTCCTAACACGCTTAAAGTTAGGTATCTTCTTACGCATGCGCTCTGTGATTAAGCCTGATTGAATTATTGCCCTAGCTTGAGCGAGCGTCTTAACCTCGTCTGATAATACAAACTCTTCTCCCTCATAGAACTCGATAGCACTATGGGTGCCGTCCTTAACTATAATCTCACCTTCTACGACTACTTTCTTTGACATTTCTATTCGCCCTTCAGTTGTTTAATGTATTTTAATCATTATTTTAGTTATTAGTCAATACCTAGATTACAGCCATACGAACAAGCTCCGTGCCTGAATGACGTAGCATGTAGCCAAATAAAACAGTGGTTCCACCTTCTGTGTATGGCAAGATAAACATCTTATCACCTACAACTGCCGTGCCGCCAAGGGCGACTTGCGTTGTGTTTGTTGCTATTGGTGTCAAATCGTTCTTATCAACATCCAAAGCAAAGATGCGGCCGGTTGCTTCTTTGTTGATAAAGATTTGTCCGCTTACATCGACCGAGCTTGACCCTGCGCCAAAGGTTTCCATTTGGCCAGAATACGATATACCGCTGATCCAAGTGTTTGCAGCAATGTCATACACATCAAGCGTGTTTGTTGCGCCGCCTCGGAATGAATAGATATAGCGGCCATTTTGTTTGTAAAGCGTTGTCGAATAGTGGGCCACAAGGGTTTCGTTATTCCAGCCTGTTACGCCATCAATCCAATCGGCAGTACCGCCGGTGGCCATTGCAGCAGACCTTGCCGCTGTTGGCGAGAGTGTTGACCATGTATTTGTCGAAACAACAAACTTGTAAAGCGTAACGGCGTTGTTTCCCATGAGATAAAACACATCGTCGTTGCCTTCAATGGAATAAACTGACGTGCTATCAGGGTTTACTGTCCAGGTCGGGACGGTTAGCGTTGTGCCGTTGTTGCTTGTGATGGTGCGGATTTGGCCTTTACCAGTGCCGGCTGTGATACGAACCTGATAGTTCGCCCACATGTTTGTGCCCCAAGACTTAGCGCTATTGACAAGCGTAGTAGCACTGCCGGACGTTGCCGTACCTGTAGCAAACGCGCCAGCCGCGCCAATAGTTGATACTAACTGCGCGTCGGTTCCCCATGCTGTTGGAAGGTTTGTTACGGATTTCGCGGTCCACGCGTTAGTCGCAACATCATAAACAGTAAATCCAACCGCAGAAGTGCCCGCATTGAAAAACCATAGTGATCCTGAATAAACTTGGAATTGCGTTGTGTTGTCAAACGCCACGCCTGAAGCAGGTGTTACAGTTATAACAGCGTTCGCGCCAAGCGTGTTCGATGCAACAGTACCCTCATATCCAACGCCTGTTCCTGCAACAACGCGAACACGCGCTGAATACAAGCCCTTAACGATTGTTCGGTTTGTCGTGAGTGTTGTCGTGGTACCAGCCGTTGCGGTTTGTGTAAATACACCGCCCATTGCGCCAAGTCCTCGAAACTCGCCACATGCACCAGCAGCAAAGGCACCTGTTGCTCCAGAGTTAGGCAACTGCTCCCATGCGTCCTGAGCACCTTCATACATGTAAATCGATGATGCGCCAGCAACAAGAAAAGCCTTTGCACCAGTCACGATATTGTATTTATCGGAAACAATAAACGCTCCTGCTGCAGTGGCAACAGGGCTAGACGTGCAGCTTTCCCATGCTTTTCGATGTAAAAGTTTACGAAGGCGATTTGTAAATGCCATTTAACTCACCACTAGATTGTTGTAAATGTGTGACGTTCCTTGCATTATCATCGCATCGGCTGCCGTCATTGCTGCGCGGGTTCCAATCTGTGAAACAGTTGTTACTGTTCCGCATGTCGTTACCGTTGAAACAGTACTAAGCGAACCAACTTCAACAGATACCGCAGCCTGATCGTTGCCAGTAACGCGAGGCATTTTTTCAAGGATTGATTGAAGGATAAAAACAAGTTCATAAAGAAGCTGATCGGAGGATGCTGAATTAACTTCTGTAACAGAGCCGTCATCGTTTACGTTAAGAGATATTCCTGTATCTGAATCTACAATCGCAACAGGGCCAACGTTTAATTCATGGGCTATATTTGTCATCGCATCACATAGGCAGTTAGGCGTGTCAGTTTAACACTTGCGTCGTTTCCCGTTAAGCCTGTTATTTTCATTCGCATGAACCTTGTCGGGGCTGGAGGGTATGACTTGATATGTACTAGCTCGTCGGTAAGTGAGTTGTTAAACTCAAGCGCATCATCAGGAATGCACCAATTCTCATCTGCGGTGTATTCTATGGCTGGGGGTTGATTAGCTTGCTCAACCTCGATCTTTAAGGCAACGTTTGCGTCGCTTTCTGCTTTGTACTCAAAGGAAAACGATGGATCATTGCTATAAACTGGGATGTGTTTTGTGTAAACAACTGATGTAGAGGCAACTGGGATGTATGTTTCGTTTTCCTGACCAAGTTGGCCTTGAGTAATAAAATCATAGATAATCATGTTTTCATGGCCTCTTTAAGTTTTTGCTCTCGTTTAATTAAGTCAGCCATTCTATTTTTTAGCGCCTTTTCGTCTATAGAAAGCCTTTGCGACCAGTCGTGAAGATAACGACCCCGCTCGGTGTTTTCTAGCTTATCACGTTCTATTGTTTCATTCAATTGATTTAGTTTTAATAGTCTTTCTGATTCGGATTTCAGTTTAGTTTGCATTTCATTCAGCTTGGCTTGTAATACGTCGCAGTAGTTTGACCTGTCTGCAATGTCGTTTAGAACGCCTGAAAGATCGATGCGGCGTGTTTCGATCTGTCTTTTAATTTCATCAAGCTGGTGCTTTGCCAATGCTTGTTCAACCTGTTTCTGGCTTAAAGCCTCGCTTACGCTGTTCTGAATAGCTTGAAGCTCGGACGCCTGTCTAGTTTTCTCGTTGTTTATATCATGGATTGTTAGATTCAGGTCACTTAGTTCGTTTCGTGCATTGCAAAGTAGTCCTTGTGTAGATTTCAAGTATTCATTAAGGATGAAGATTTCTTCATTCTTGGCGCTTATCTCATCATGTTTTGACCTAATCTTGCATTCGATATCGTCTAAAATCTTTGTTTTATTTTTTATGTCTGTTTCTAAATCACTTTTTGATGCTATTAAGGTAAGCCTAACATCTTGTACTTGTTTGTTTAATTCGTTTTTGAGTTGGGTCTCTTCCATAATCGACCGCTTGACCCGTTCAAGTTCTGCCTTATATTTCGCAGTTTCATCTTTTATGGCCTGAATATAAACCTCATCCATTGGTTTCTTTTCAGAAACTGGAAGAGTTCGGAATCCTCGATCTAATGGCATTTGTCAACATCAATCATAAGGATAATCTTCACTTCTTACCGCCGCCCTTACCTTTTTTCTTGCAATCCATCTTAACCCCCATAGGTTTCCTTGTTTCTCGCATGTTTATCTCGATCTGTCAATCTTTTCGTGGCTTGTCTGTATAAATACAGCTTTAGACTGTTCTTGTTTTTCTCGCCTAACATCTTCCAAAGTCTTAGGTCTAGCGTGTCGTATATGGTCATACATTGCCCTCAGTACGGCTCTCGCACGTTCGTCTTGTGAATATTTTATGCCTTCAGACTCCAAGAAATCAAGATAGGCTTCATAGGCGCGTGTGGCTGTTGTCATAATTCCTTATACATATCATTTGGTTAACTGTCAATACAAAATAATTCCCTTTTATCACTTTTTCCTGTTGACACGATTAACCGTTAGTGTTAAGTTAGGCTCATCAAACAAACCAGTGAGGCACACATGCTTAAACTTATCTACCTTAACCTGATCGGCGTTGTTCCAGTTGGTTATACGCTCAATCGCAAAAAGAACCGCATCGAGGTGAAAAAATGACACACACATACGGAGTCCTACTCAAAACCATCGAAGACACGCCAGAACGAGCCGCCAACGGTCTTCCCCCTCGCGTCTATTACAGCTTCGATGATGTAGCCGCACACACAGACATAGACTCTGCAATAAATGAGGCCCGTAGTCTTAACGGTTTGTCGCAAAGGTTTGCGCATAAACCATCCAAATTTACAGTCTTTGGTATCGTGAAAATTGATCCCGATTTGTTCAAGGTTGAGATTGTCTTAGACAGGGCTGCGTTGATTGATCGGTTTAACGAACTTGACTCTATCGAAGAAGAAGAAGCTGCTGAAGAAATGATCTACGGTAGCTATCAGGACCAAGTAACATCTTACTACAACAGCACACGATAGGAAACAACATGAAACTTACACGATCACAGCAAAACATCATTGATTTCATTAACGAAAGCAATGGCGTTACATACAAGGAAATAGTTGCCGCTCTCTATGGTGAATACACGTTTAACCGCTATCGGTGCCTTGTTGTTATGCTTCATCATGCTCGAAAGGAGCTTCGTAGGCTTGGAACTGATATTGTAGATAGCGGGTACGATAAGCGTCCCGTTGTGTTTTACCCCTCTAGCTTAAGGATTGGGTAGATGACAGACCTCTTAGACTTTCCGAAAGACGACGTTTCAGCAATCATCAAATGGCTAGAGCGTGACGGCGATATAAACCGCATTAGAATGCGCAAGGGAGCATCGTACAAAACGTTTCAGCATAGGGCGGCTACCATACTACGTTGGTACGCTAAACACGGCTGTACGGCCTCCGTAGCGCGTGAGAGCGTGTCTATGGTCAAAGGAACCTCCGAGCGGCTAGAACTGGTTAAGAAACGGTTCCGGTTGCTCCTGTGGTTTACTGTGTCTTATGTGGGCGCAACTCTTGGTTTCTTCGCGTGGCTTCTCATTTACTGAAAGGAAACACCATGGCCGAACTTATAACCGCAGGTATCTACAAAATTGGAGAAGGCTTTTTTCTGGGGATAGGCTTCTTGATAGCCTATAAGATATTCGCTTAGATTTTGCTTGCGTAGAAATACTTAATAGTGTATTAAAGAAAACGCCCCGTCAGGTGGGGCGTTATTTTTTGCTCTAGCAGTGCTAGCCGCACTCTGAGCCGGACTTACGGTACATGAGCCGCTGTCGAGATTTAATATCTCACAATTTCCCATAAACTGCAAGCCCGAACATAGTGGCATTCGTTCGAGTCCCTTTACCAGTGGGAACATGACCACAAGGGGAGCGGCCACAAAGCTTAAATACCAATCGCCGGAGAAGGTGATACTACGCTCATCTGCCGATTGTTTATAAAAAGACGCCCTCCTTGTCGTTGCTTTGGCGGGGATGTGGAGAACCCCTGTAGTCCCGTAAAAGGGAGAGAACTGGTATCTGGGTTAGGGAAAGAGCTGCCTCCTAGCTTTAGCGTAATAGCTGACAGACCAAAAGCAACTATATAACGAGAACTCATCAACTCAAGTTATGAAACTCCTTTAGGATTGTAGTTGCAAAATCGCTACTTTCCTAAAGGGGGTACTATGTCCTCAAATCTATCAATCTAAGTTATGGATGAACAAATTGCTTGCTAAAGCCCCGTGGCGCAGCGGCTAACCCAAAGAGCAAGCAAGCCACGGGGCGGATAAGCTAGATAAATCGTTTAATACCACGCGGCGCAAGCCGCGCTTACTTAACAATTAAACACCATGAGGCAAAATGTTTTATTATGAAGATGAGTACCCACAACAGGTTGCTGAAGCTGCTAAGAACTTAATTTTAGCAAGATATAAGTACATAGAGGCTTTTTTTAATTGGAGAGACACAAGCCCAATTGGAATGGACGATATTTATGCAGAGATCAGCATTATAGAAACTATTATGAAGCATATTGAAGAAATGAATACATCATCTACAACTTAAACTCCTCTGGTATCTCAATAAACTCCGACAGGATAGCTTGTGTCTTCCTCGCATGATCTAGCTGTGATCCGTAAATCTTCTCCCATGCGCGTGTGCCTAGTGTGTGGATACCTTTAACGCCCTGATGGTAATCGTAATGTAACGCTATGCAATGCCAATCTGGAGACTTCATTCCCATACCCGTGTTGTGACGTATGTGGTGGGATGATACGCCATACATGCCGGATATACAGCACGGGAGTGTGTGAATCAGGGATATGTAGGCTTTAGACTTTCCTAAGTTGCGCTTCATTGATCCTCAAAACATCATCCATCGTTTCCACAATGTCGTATTGTCCGCGCCAGACATCCTTGAACTTCTGCTCGGCCTCGGTCAGCTTCCTTGCGCTTGGCGGCTTGTCTCCGTCTTTAATCTCGATAATCATGCTAATACGGTTTTTGCCGATTACGATGTCAGGAAATCCACCGCCTAATGCAGAGGTTATAGCCACAGACCAGCCTAGCTGTCTAAACATACTCACAATCGCGTTCTGGTTAGCGTCCGTGCGTTTTGCTCGTGTCATGGTAGGTCGGTGCCGTTTTTAATATGGCGCGTGTACGGGCTTCCTAGAGCGCGTGATAGGCATGTCATGAATTAACCATTTGTGGTCGTTTGTGGTTTTTCGTCCATTAGCTTTCTCCATTATTTCCGCTTGTATCCAACCCAAAACTGCTTGTGCTGTTCTCATTTCTTGAGATGTCATCTCTCCGCAAGCTAGTCTTATCTGCTGACGTGTTTTGTCACACATGTCAGCAGCGTCCCTAAGTCCTTCCCTATAGTCAGTCGTTTTTTTCATATCTTCCTCACTCTGGCTACACCTAGTTTCAACGCAGCGTTTAAGCTGATCCCGTCCCGCTTGTCTTTCTTCAAATGCGTGATGAAATTAGGCGACAGACCGCATCCGGCAACATACGCCGTTGTGCTTTTCTTTTTACGAAAGGCGATCTTCTCAACAATTTCAACGATTTCTGATGGTGATAGATTATTTTTCACTTTCTTTATCTTTCTTGTTGACACCGTATATCCCGTATAGTACGTTGTTCTTACAAAACAGTCAACACAGAAACGAGGTATAAAATGGAAAAAGAGTTGGAGATTTTGAAGGAGGATAAAAAAGAGGTTGTTGTTAAGACCGAGAACCAACAGCTAATGGAGCTTATTTCAAACCTTGCCAGCGATCCGAATGCCGACGTTGCCAAGTTTTCAGCCCTGCTTGATTTGAAAGAGCGCATCATGAATAAGAGCGCAGAGCATGAGTTTAACGTTGCTTATGCGCGCTTAGCAGCAAGGCTGCCTAGGATTAAAAAGGGAGGGATTGTCGAATACCCTGTGGACAAAGCCAAACCAGAGAAGGGAATGCAAAAGGCGTTTAACTATGCCAAGTGGGAAGACATCGACGCAGCCATTAGGCCGCTTTTGCTTGGCGAAGGCTTTACGCTTTCCTACTCTTCTAACCCTCGCACGACAGACGGCGGAGGAATGGTTGTTAAGGGCTATCTCACACATTCTGCTGGACACGTCCGCACGGCGGAGATTGCACTTGCCTTAGATAATTCAGGCGGTAAGAACAACCTTCAGGGCATGGGGTCAACATTTAGCTATGGCAAGAAGTACGTCGCCGTTATGTTGCTTAACCTTATTTTTGAGGACGAGGACGACGACGGCAGAAGCTTTGAAACAATTTCGATGGAAGATGCTGTTGAGATCGACAGAAGGCTTAGAGAAGTTAAAGCCAATATACCTGTGTTTCTTAATTTCTTTAATATATCAGAGGTTCCGTTAATACCAAAAAAACGCTTGAAGGAAGTCATTGCTGCTATTGAAAAGAAGGAAAGGCAAGAGAAAGCTAAGGTGGAAAAATGATTGAGCAGCGTTCAGAAGAATGGTTTTTAGAGCGTCTTGGTTGTGCAACAGCTTCTAGGATATCTGACATAGTGGCTAAAACAAAGACAGGATATTCGGCTTCTAGGGCTAACTACATGGCGCAGCTTATCGTGGAAACACTCACAGGAAAGCCACAGGAGAGCTACACAAACGCTGCAATGCAGTGGGGGACAGAAACAGAGCCACAGGCCAGAGCATCATATAGTTTCTTCACTGGTCACGATGTGCAGGAAGTTGGTTTTGTACGTCACCCTACTATTGAGAAAAGCGGGGCGAGTCCTGACGGCCTTGTCGGTGACGACGGTCTTCTGGAAATTAAGTGTCCTAACACGGCAACCCATATCGACTTTCTTTTAGGCGGTACGATTGATAAGAAATACCTTCTTCAAATGCAGTGGCAAATGATCTGCACAGGACGGAAGTGGTGTGACTTTGTAAGTTTTGATCCAAGACTTCCTATTGATTTACAAATGAAAGTTGTTCGCGTTGTTATATTTGCAAAGTCAGAGATTGAATCAATAGAAGAAGAGGTTAAGGACTTCTTATTTGAGTTAGAAGAAAAGATAGAGAAGCTGCGCAACATGTGTGATTAGCAGGAATAAAACAGATGAACCATCTTAACCCAAACGATTTAGCCGAGGAGCTTAGACTTGCTGGAATAGAAGTTGCAGAGACAGAGGCCGCCGCTGACATGGTGGAATCGACCCGCCGCCATCTAAGGGCCAAGCTTATGTCAGAGTCAGAGTGCCATTCTATCGCTAAAGCTGAAATGATTGCCGAGTCCTCGCTGGTTTACAAGGATCACATTGAGAAAGGCATACGGCTTAGGGAGAAGGCTACCATTGCCAAGGTTCGGTACGAGACATTAAAGATTAAGATAGAGTTAATACGGTCACTAGAGGCAACCAACAGGGCGCAAATGAAGTTATGATACCCGATCCTACGGCGGGATGACCGTAGAGAATGGAGGATGGATGAAATATATTGCAATGTTGTCGGTTGTTTTCCTTTGCGGGTGCATACCAGAAAACAACTGTGGAAGAGAAGGTTATCAGAATAAGGTTCGTGAGTCGTTTGGGTTTTGCATGGATAACGCTGCAAAGGTAGCAAGAGAAGGCACACACGACAATTCATATAATACTATAGAGGAATGCAAGAGCTTTGCTTATAATCAAGCACTAGAATTGTGTTTTTATTGAGGTAATAATGACAAAGCACATCAAGAAACGAGACCCATCCACATACAGCTACCTACGCAAGTACAACCTTCAGGACATGCGAAAGAGGGAAAAGAAAACCTACGCTTATGAATCTGAAGGCCAGTACCGTAACATTCGTATGGCTGCCCGCAACGCATCTAAAGGTAAGATGAAGTTCACAACGCATATCGACAGGTTCGACAAAGTTATCATCGTAACAAGGGAGTGTTAACCATGCATCAGCCAGTTTATGAACCGAGGATGTTAGAATATCACGATCAAAGACTGGTCAGAATGCTTGGGTACTGTCTGGCGTATATCAAGGAATCAAACAGTTATGCGTTATCTGCTTCAATGCTGAGTGCTTATGCAGAGAGGTTTATCAGGATGGAAAACGAAATAGGGGAAATGTTAACATGAACGGATATGAGCGGTTTCTATACTGGGAAGGATTTAGACACGGCAGGGAGTGGGCTAATGCGTGTATCTTTGGTAAGGAAACGCTAGCCAAGGCAGAAAAGTCTCTTATGAAGAGTGGTATAACGCCGTTAACTACAGCGACTAAAGAGCAACTTGTTAACGCAATGAGGAAAGCGCAATGATCGACAAAGAAGAATACGACGAAGGCAGTCAGATTCCTGACAGCGAGTTAGGTGATTATCCAGACAACTCAAGTTCATCATGAGGATAAATGACAATAGACAGAAACGTGCGAGATAAAATCAGCGAGATATTTGTCAAGCAAGGACTTCACACAAATCAGGTCGTAATAGGAGAAATATGGGAACTTGTTTGCGGTGAACATGTTGCGTGGAAAGAAACCGTGCGTGATATCTACGACGCTCTACTTCATTCGGACTGCACAAAAATAATGATCCTAAATATCATAGAAAACAGGCATCATGATTATTTCTGTAAAGGTAAGCCACTATGACAAATCTTGAGCGGATTGCAAAACTCGGCCAAATGATTTGGTGCGTCAAACCAAGTCAGTTTAGGATCGACGAAATGCGAGAGCAAATGACGTGGATCAAACGTCAGGAGTTCCGGCATATTGCAGCCAAGGAATGCGGAAAGCATCCGTTGCTTCTAATAGGCCACAAAATCCACCACATCATCCCACTGTCATACGGAGGATCTAACAAGCTCAGCAACCTTTGCCTTGTGGATCAGGACACACACGACTTACTGCATTTTTATATGTTCCAAATGAACAAGCCTATGCGCGTTGGGCAAAGAGGATATGTTTGGATTCCTATGGTTAATAGTAAGGTTTTCTGTATTTAATCATGATACACCCCATTTTGCTCGTCCCTAGAAGCGTTTGCAAAAGCCCCTCGTTTATTCGAGCGGGAACATACACTTGGCATTTCAGCCATTAGCAGAGGTCGGGTGAACCTCATGATTTAGGTTAAGTATGTTGTTTTTGATTCAGAATTGGCCATTAATCCATCTACTTAGTTTTAATTTAATGTTTAACCAAAATGGCAGCTTGTACATTTGGTCAGCGTATACGTTTCTATGTCTAATCTTACCGTTTTTGTATGTTGTTAAAACACCTACCGGCGTCGTTTTTGGTTCTTTCATAAATCCTCCATAAATAGAGAAAATCCGTTAACATAACTAGGATTCCTGCTTCTTCCTTCGCTATCAAAACAACAAACCATTCCTCCCTCTATTAAAACTGCGTGATAATCTTTTGTTCCCCAAATGAAAGATTCAGCTCGCACAAACTTATTTATAGAGTCCCATTTTACAAGAACAGGGAGTCCACTCTTGGCCTCATGAATGTTGAAGCTTCTTGCATTCACGCCAGTGGTTTTAGTTTGCTGTTCGTTTGGCATAGTCTTTCCTTTTCTCTTTGATTATTCGTTGCCGCCTTGCGTTTGAGTAGCCTTGCCAATCAACACGCGTACACCCAAGATATGCCTTGACCGTGTTGCGTGATATACCAGCCTCTTTAAGCAACGGTTTGTTGGCGTTCTCACCTTTGGATGGTAGGTGCCAGCGCGGTTCTAAAATCTTCCAGCTTTCCCAAAACTTTTTTTCTGCGTTCTCTCCCTTTGCCTCGCCACCCTTTTTCGCCGCGCCGAATCGACGCGCAGACATCCATAGGACTGTCGCCTTTTTAATAGGCATCGTCTTGCCAATTTTCCAACCCTCGTTTTTTGAAATTACGGTTGCGGTCTTCGGCAAGCCTTCCATAAAGGCGATAAAATCTTTTTTCTCGTTAGCGATCACGGCGAGGCTGATTACATGAATGTTAAGAACGCCGTTCCGTCTCGTTGGCCGGAGCAACGTCGGTATTTCATGGGGCGCAACAAAATGAGGCATATCAGGATATTCGTCCTTTTGCGCTTTCATCTTGTGATGCGATAGTTCGGAAATTAGGGCTACATCAGTCATTTTCAACCTTTCGATTTTGACACCATAAATAGAAGTTGACATGGTGTCAAGTGCTATGTTAGAAAGGTGTCAAGAAAACGGATTCAACATATACCCCAGAACGTGAGGATGAGATGAAAAAAGTTGTAGTTAAACAAAATGAGAAAGAGCCAGTTCCGGTTGAAGTCCTTGCCGAAAGCATACGTGCCATATCGGCTGGTATTAAACAACTGCGTAGAGGGCCTCTTGGAGACAAAGCTCTTTTATTGCTGATAAGCGAAAACTGTCACACGACGGATAGCAGGGGCAATTACAAGAGAAAGATGAAGGTTTCTCCCGCCGTTATAAAAATGGTTTTAGACAGCGTTGAGAGCTTACAATCTGCGTATCTACGCTAACCCCAGAACGTGAGGATAATATGAAAAGATGTGGAGGATGTGGTGGCGTTTTAGGAAGAGATTGTTACAATGAACAAGAGTGCGTACAAATAACTCAGTCTATGCAACATCAGGACGGTGGCATTGTTGTAACACTAACTTCTGAAACATATATATCAGGAATTAGGTTCCATGCTGGTGTTTATAGGATAACAGAAGAACGTCCTATTATTCCGTGCGAAAATCCATTTTAACACTAACCCCAGAACGTGAGGATGAGATGCCAAAATTTGAAGTAGAGTTGTTTCTTGATGGATACGACACAGAAGAAGAAATGTCGGAAGCCTGTGATGTGTTCATTTATGACCAGCTTAACATGACGGCATCATCCGTCAAAATAAAACTGCTCGAAGAGCCCGTAGATAAAACAGACATTCATTCACAACCCTAAACACGGAGTAAACCATGACAATCTCAGAACTCGCAAAGATGATGAACCAAAGCGAATCCGATGTTTCCGCATTTGTTGAATGCCTTCGCGTTTGGATGAACAAGGGAATGACGATTGAACAGGCGGTTGAACGCCACATGACGCAAATGACGCGCTTTGCCAACAACGCTTGCAATCTACCGAAGGGATTTGCTTTAGATGTTTTCTATTACTAACGATAGTATCGATCAAGTATACGTGGAAAGCGGATTAATTACTAACCACAAGTTTTGCCGTCGAAGATAGGGTAGCCGGTTCGAATCCGGACGAGACAGCAAAACGCGAAAGCCAGCGCAGAAGGCTTGACTTTAGGTGATTGGGAGAGAACGTCACCACGGATCAACACTAACCCCAGAACGTGAGGACGAGATGAAAATATGGCTACTGTCACAAGACGTTCAAACAGGATACGACACCTACGATTCTGCCGTCGTCGTAGCTGAAACTGAGGATGCTGCTCGTAAAACAGAGGTGGGATCATTTGGTGAGCACTATAGCACTTGGGCAGCACCGGAACACATTAAGTGCGAGCTTCTTGGTGAGGCAAAAGAAGGAACGGTCGAAGGGCTTATTCTAGCAAGTTTTAACGCTGGATGATAAACCAAAGCCCATTAACCAAGCTTTAACCATTCCATGCTAGGTTAGATCATCAACAGACAAAGGAAACAAAATGACTGATCTTGAAAACGAATACACACATGAGAACTGGTTACAGGCGTTTCTACGGCGCTTGTGGTGGGCTTATCTTATCGTCGGCGGTCTTGCACTAGGCTACGCTTTCGCCACGCTACAATACCGCGCAGAGGCCGTAGAACGCAGCTTTGCACACTACGACTCACGAACAGGTAATTGGGAATGGGGAATGGTATCTGATATATCCATCGAGGAGCCTATGCCAATCGTTGGAGAGAAAGTAAAGAAGAATGGAAAATAGGGTTTCAGGTGCGTTTATCTATGCCGTTCCGTTCATGGTAATCATTCTGGCGCTTCTCTTTATGCTTCCAGTTATGGTTATGGATTTTATCTCTTATCAAGGATGGTTAAATGCTGGTATGGTCGAAGTCGGAAATTGAGATTGCCCGTAGGCTTTGGGACGATGAGGATATGTCAGCGAGCCAGATAGGTAAGATCATGCGAAGGACGCGCAACTCTGTCATTGGTGTTGCACACAGAAACAAATTCAAAGCCAAAGCACCGCGCGGTAAAAGTACGCTAACAGACGAACAGAGAAGGGCTAGGGAAGAGGCTATTGCAGAGCTGAAGAAAGCTAAACAACTTGCGATGGAGGCTAAGAGAATGGCACTTACCCAGAAAATCGTTGAAGCAACCAAGGAAAGAGAAGTTGAACTTAAGCAGTACGAACACGTTGATTTAGTCAAGACGATAGGGTTCAAGGAGCTAAATGATCCAACTTTTGTTAAGCAGTGCAGATTTGTTGTTGGCGACCCCAGAAACGCTAGGTACTGCGGAGGACAGATTAAGCAAGGATCTTACTGCGACCATCACTACAAAATCTGCCATGTCTGAATCGTTCGGACAGACGATAAAGAGGGCTAGGTTCTCTAAATTGTTGGAGCTTAAGGAAGCAGCCGATAAGATGGGAATATGCAGTTTCTATTTATCTAGGGTTGAATGCGATAGAGCTCCCGCAACAAGAGGTCTTATCAAAAGCGCGATACGTTGCGGTTTTATAACAGAAGAACAAAGTCAGGAGTTTATACAGGAGTTGTTTGATAGGAAGAATAAAAGGCCCGTTTAGCTCAATTGGTAGAGCGGTGAGCTTATACCTCATGATCTGTAGATGACAGAACGGTTGGGGGTTCGAATCCCTCAGCGGGCACCACAACTAAAGCCACAATTGGTAGCCAGCATTTCATTATTGCCTAGGATCTTGTCCATTGTGCTATCCGTGACTTGATCTTTGTCACAAAGGCAAACAGGTGACAAAGCGAGACATGAAACGCTATTCGTGCCATTTGTCGAGCAGCCGCTTACGAGCAACAGGATCAGTATAGGTCTTAGCAATCTCAAGGTCTATCTCCTTGCGCCTGTTCGCGTCTTTGATCGTGTTGTCCTTAATGTTAGATTCAACAGACTTCTTTCCGGCCTGATAGGATATAAAGCCGGAGAAGATAGCGGCCAGTAGCTTAAGGGCTGACTCGGCAAATTGTGCCCACATTACTTAGCCGAAACACCAGCGCGTACAGTCATTCCTAGAATGGCCGTCAGGCAAGCTTGGGCTGCGTCTGCGAGCGACAAATCACCAGCAAGGTAGGTGCCTACCGCAGTAAGAATAGCCAACGCTCCGACGATATAGGTGCGGTATCCTGAAAACATGTCAATCTCCTTTTAGGGCCGTATCTGCGGCCTTGTTGTAGGTTTCGTCATCGTACCAATAAAAGGGATAACCTTCGGGCGGCCTCCCGTTCTCATGCCTCACAATAGCCTTGCAAAGCTTGATTACTGTTGATTTGTTAAACTTTAACACGTCGTCCACTTCGACACAAAGGATTTTGGCCACATGGTTCTGATATGATCCTGTATCGTTTTCTACAGGAGGTGCCCACCTGTTAATGATAGACCTAACCGTGTTAAGACCGTACTTCTTGTTATAGTTAACCAGTAGCTTCATAAGAGCGCGTAGCCCCATTTCTGGGGTTTCAAATACCTCGTACTCCTCAACGTCCGTAATCTCCCCTTTCCACTTTGTCGGCGTGGATCTAAGGTTTCCAGCGTTGTTGTTTCGTATGCCAAGAGGAAGACTCATTTACGGATTAGCTCCTTAATGTCATTTCGCATTTCCGTCATGTTGCTGTCTATGCGTCCAATAGAACCTATGAATGACTCCATGGCCGTGTGTATGCGCCCGAACTTCTCAGCGGCTTCAATCTCGTGCTTTTGCATATCCTTGCGCTGCGCGTCTATATCGTTCTTCATGTTAGATACATTCCATCCAAGTATGCCAAGAATGGCTGTTCCTGCTAAAGCGCCAATATATTTCACGGCTGAAAATGCAACAACCCCAACTTCGACAAGCTCTCCAGCCATCTCACCCTCTCGGCCCATTAAGTATTAGATTATAGGTATTCCACATTGTCCGGTTAATCATGCTCATCATGTGAGGACGTGGGGCAGAAACATGGTTTCGGTCTTCAACGAGTCCAGAAAGCAAAGCCGTTTGAGCTGTTTTGAACCGTTCCGTACAATTAGGAAAACAGGCTTCAATTGTATCTTGCACGGCTTGCTTCTGGATTTCGTTCATTGCATATCCCCCTTGACTCTTATGCCTTTGAAGACGTGGTTAACCGTGTAGCGCAGGACTGTGTTTTGTGTTGTCATTTAGCCACTCCGTGTCTTTTCATTCATTTCTATTCCTATTCTACGGATACTGGAACGTCATTTCTGCTGAGTATTGTGTCTTTTCATCAAAAGATGAATTACCTTTGTTTGACGGACTTTTTACAACAAACAAATGATCTTTTATTGATTCTGGCCATGATGTTAAAACATCAAATTGCTTTGTTGATCCATCGAATTCGTTTTCGTAACATATTGCCGATGTTGTTGTGTATCCTGAATCAACTATATAAGCACCATATTTTTGCCAAGCGTGGGCCACTATTAGGTCTGTTTTGCCCAAACCCATAGAAATCATTTCCTCGTCTGTTAGGTCTGGATTAAGAACAACTAAGCTCCCGTATGGAAGTCCTTCTGATTCTGCTGTTCCATCTGATCCCGATGCAGGATAAACAATATTTGTTGTTGATAGAGATGTGTTCGGCATCATAAGCGCAAGTGCGTGTTTTATCTCTCCTTCATTTATCTCTTTGCGTCTTATAACTCCGCCACAATAACTTGATCCTGCCGCACGTCCTAGTCCTATATTATCACTAGATTCATGCGGATATTTTACACCTATCTTTGAAAACCCAAATCCAGATATTTTTGTTGTATTACCAACTGTTGCTGTAAATGACGATCCGTCCCATACAGGTTTCCAAAAGTCGTAAAAGACTCCGGTTGCCTCGTCATAAAGGCATGTCATTCCGTCTGTGTCGTTTTTTGATACTCGATAAATAGAGTATGTTTTTAGTTCTTCAGGAATTGGAACATCCTGTAAAGTCCATATCTGGAATGTGCCGATTGGTGACGTATCATCACAATTGGCGTTGTCGTCAAACTTCACACACATCTTAACGTCTTGTTTTTCATTAATATTAGAGTTTGCTTTTATTATTGCTGGAGTAAACACATTCCATACGTTATTGTTTATAACGCCTCCCTGCCAATTTATTGCATAGCCTAAGTTTGTTTTGTCGGTGATTGGCGTGTTCCATGGACTGTTGTCTGCAAACCATCTACCTTCAAAAGATGGTCTATCGGATAGAGATCCCCCGTTATACGGATATGCATGTGAGCTAATAGATACAAGAACCATGATTATCACTATAACACTTTTCATGGCGTTGCCGATGCTCGAATAAGGTCAGAAGTTGACAAAGCACTTGGATAAATAACCACGGGCTTTCCTACGAACATTTGTATTCCGTTAAGCCCGTCCTTATCCGATCCAACCTTTATATTTGTGGCTGTATACCCATCGTATGATTGAGAAGTTCCTACCGATCCATTCACCGCACCAGTTACAGTTGATCCGTTATAAGCAACACAAGCCGATAGCCTTGTTCCTGCTGCTGGCATGGAAACGCCTAAATCTATTGTGTTTGTTCCATCGTATGTTTGTAGATTTCCTCCACTCGATATTCCCATAAATATGTCAGTTGTGTCCGTTGCTGATATTATAACTCCATCGCTTTTATTCTCGGAAATATCTGCATTCTTGACGCAAATTGTCCCCTCCGTTCTGCTAAAGTTGTAAGCATAATCTGTTGCAATAGAAACATTATCCTCAGCATTTGAAGCGCTTCCTGTTGCGAATGCGTGGATTGGAACAGTGTCCTGCACAGCCGTAAATCCTGTGAAATATACGACAAGTCCTGTGCCTGTGTAGCTTGGGCATGTTGTTTTTGTTTTGTCATTGTTGTTAAAGCACCACCTCAAACCAAACGGACTTGTTGCTGTTGATATTGCTGGTATGCCCTTTGTTTGTACCTTACAGGCCCATTTAGAAGGAGACGTTGATAGCCTTGCCTTCGATATGGAAAAGTATTCTGGATTTGTTCCTGATCCTAGTGTGCAATCGGTAAGGTCAAACGATTGTGCTATTCCCGTTGTCAATGGACTTGAAGAAACGGCGGTCATGCTTGTGGCTGTACCGGCTAAGAAATATATCGTGCTGGAGTACTTTTCACCAGACGTGTAAGCAATGTTGTTAGCCGATATTCTGTGGGTTGATGTTGCTGTGGACTCTGTTGCTTTTCCCCAAGTTCCACTAGAACCCGTAATCATTGGTTGGGTTTCTGTACCTATTGTTGTTCCTGACTCATTAAAGAAACCATTATATGTTGTTATAGATGATAGGTTATATAAGTTTGTTTTCTTGGGCGTTATTAACAGATTGTTTGATGCTAATGTTTCTGGATTGTAGTCAATCCTAACAGTTGTTGCGCCTGTTGTTGCTGTAAGGTATCCTGTCGATCCAAAGTAATATCTGCTTGTAGCTGATGCGTTTGTATATGAAATACGACCATCAAGCGTTGCCGTCGTCGTGTATGTGCCGAAGTTTGCATTATAGCGTGTAGGCCCATAGCAGTTTGCTGGGTCTGCACCCCATGCAGCGGAAAGTCTGTTAACAAACCAACAGCTATCAACATGCTTTATTAAAAAACTCTCGTATGATCCGTATAACTGGCTTGCAGAGCTAATGATGGAATCAGCCCCCTCGTTGCTTACTCCAAACATAAATCTGTCTGTCATACCTGATGTTGCAGCAGAAGGGAGAGTGTGTGTAACTCCTGATGCGTTTCTATCAATTATAAGTGTTCCAGCATCATTTTCTGTTATCGTATCTGTTGTTCCTGTTACAATTCTATCAGCGGGTAGAATAATGTTTTCCGCTGGAAACGCACCAAGCCAATCAGCCAAGCTATCACTTGTCGATGATCCTGAAGGCGTGACCTCCATTGCGTTAGGGTCTATGCGCTGCACCTGTGCAAAGGTTGGGCTTGCAATAATGGAGAGAATAACGGCAAGGATAAGTTTTTTCATATCGCACCTTATTGATAATCGTATACAAACACGTTCATATTAGGGGCCGTCGCGCCAGACAGCGTTCCACAGAGATAGGTTGCAGCCGTCTTGGATGTGCCGTTTTCGACGTTAACCGTATCGGCAGACGTGACAGAATATTCAACGCCAGTAATGTCGTGGATTGAATATGTTGTCGAGCAAGCACTATCAGCCGATAGAGAAAGCTTCAACGTGCCGCTACCAAAGTCACCTGTCGAGATAACGGTGCCCTTCCACCATGCGCCAATGGGAAGCGTAGCAAGAGGGTTCGTTTCGTTGTCATTAAAGTTTACCGTTGCATATCGTTTAGCAAACGCAGGTGATGTAATCATGACAAGGATAGCTATGATAAGGTATTTCATTGTTCTTTCCTCTCTAAGAATGTGATTAGTTCTGGGTCATCATCGCTTATCTCTTCAACAGGAAATTCCTGCCTCATGGAGTAAGCTCCTATAATGTTTCCGTTTTCGCCACGTTCGATAAACATCACTTTCCTCTTGTGTCTATATACCCAACGGTATCAACTATGAATGTGCAACCAGTATCGCTGGCATAAGCACGTATCTGCGCCGATGTGTTTGTTAAAATCTGAACACGATTATACCCTGTGTTCCCAGATAGGCCACGGGTAGCAGCGGCTGTGTATCCAGCGTCAGTTAATTCTGGCTGGTAAACGTAAACTGCAGGGTTTAGTGATGTTTTAAATATTCCTACAGAAGCAACAGCAACCGTTCGAACGCCTGAAGGTGTTGTTAGCGTATAGTTTGTAGGTGTCGTCCCCAAAGTAACGGAATTAACGTCTTTCACGTTTGTTTTATAAAGAAAGTTATCACCGTCTTGTATAAATGGGCGTATATTACCAGAACCGTCTGTGAAGATAGAACCTATGCGACGGAAATGTGTGTAATCTGTTGGAAGGGTTGGTGATGTGGCGCTTAGGCTAAATAAAACATCTTCGGTATAATCATTCTTAAGAATGACAAATACATGGTAGCATGTTGAGTTTGCTTTAGCCCCTGCATCAAGTTTGTTGGCTGTGCTTCCCGCAGCCCAAGCCCCAGACAATTGCAAAATACACGCTGTTAAAGCAGACCCTAAAACTATAGGCTCGGCTCCAGTTGAGTCTGCCGCATGCCCAGAGGAAACATCAATTCTATCTGTTGAATTATAAGAAAGCGTTAGTCCATAAAGAGAGCCAGCAACAGCTTTTGCTAGGAACTTAACGTCATCATCTACAGCAACGTCAGCTCCGTTTAGTGTAAGTGTGCCAGTAAGTTCTGCGTTGTCTATCGGTGCCTTAAGATCAACGTCTGCTTGGGTTGCTGCCCCTAGTAGTGTCCTAGCGTCGGCAGTCGATGCAGCCGCCACAACAGGCTCCATAGCCGTGCTAATAGGTGCTGTTGTACCTGTGCCAGAAGTGGCAACAAGATTTTTATTTGCGTCAAAAGCTAGGAACTTAAGCGCCCTGTCGGCAGGAACTTCTAGGTCATAGGTTCCAGCGATCTCGTTATCTGAGATAGTAATGGCTCGTCCAAGCTGATCTTTAAGAACCTGTACGATAGCAGTCAGTTTGTCTAAGGCTGTTTCGATAGTGCTGGATGGAAATGCCGTACCGCTTGGCAAGGCCGTGTCTTGCGTGACTGGAATTAGTTGGTCAATAACAATATCTTCGTCACTGGCCGGAATCTTTGTGCCGTTGGTAATTGTAACCGTTCCTGTGCCAAGCGAACTAATCGTAACCGTGTAATCTGTTGTTAATGCTAGTGTTTCTATATCTGCGCTTGTGTCGCGATCTACAAGCTTTACAACAATGTAGGTTTCATCAAATACCTTCGTTGGGTATGAAAAAGAGCTGGTTGACCCGTTACCCTCATAACGGAACTTCGTTGTAAAAGCAGATAGAGTCATATCACCCCCTTGTGAAAGTATTTATAGCATTTATTTTCATGCCATTCCATAGTTATTTGTTCTCGCTATCGAGTTGTTTTAACAGTTCATTTCCTGCTTTAGACATTTCGATCATATTCATGTACGCAGAGTCTATAAGCTGCCTTTTTTCATCGGGCGGAATATCAGGATTTTTGTTAACTAGGTGTATCAACTTAGTGTGATCCGTCAGTGTGGCGTTGATAGAATCCAGCTTCATAAGGGCTTGCGGGTGCTGGGAAAGAACATTCTCGGCAGCTTCTACGTTGCCATCTTTAAACAGCTTGTTAAACGTAATGTTTTCTTGGTTGCGCTTCTGATATTCATCCTTAAATCTCTGGATTGATTCAGCCGTTGCCGATGGATACCGAACAACAAAAGCCTTGATTACAGGGATATCAGACAAGCTTGAAGCTGGCTTTATTGGATCTGGCAACACGCCAGACTTCCTTAACCCTGCATCGGCGGCTTGCATGACGTAGCCACCCATCCCACCAGTCCATGCACGAATGTAATTATCTATGACGATTGGAGACGCAAAGCTTGTTCTGTCTAGTCCTACAAATCCTACGACGCTTGCTATGCCTTTGGTTAACTCGCTTGTGTAGTCCGTGTATTGATATTCAGGAAGCATACCTTCAAGCGATGACGGGACAAGATTGTGGCCACCAAAGAAGCTGTAATTTGTGATCTGCTCCAAGACAGGCTGTGCGAATGTCGGCATAAAGTTAGGGCTGAAACCTCCTGAAACGCTGTCTATAAACTGCTTTAGGTCTCTTTGATCCATATCTCCAGCCACCGCATCAAGCATTCTTTCAATACCAGAACCAAAGATGATTCCAGTTTCAAACGGTTTAGGTATGCGATAGATATGGTCATCAGTCATGACAATCCAGAATAGATCACGCTGCCACGCTGGAAGCTCTTTATATCTCTGATCGTCTTTGTTTGCGTACCACAACAACACAGAAGGGAGCGTGGTGCTGGCTGCCACGGTGGCTACTGTTCCTAACGGATTGTTCTTAAATGTCCTTATGATCTTGTCTGGCCCTTGAATACCAACATTAAAGAACGCTGTAATCATGTTCATAGCTTGAACCTTGGCACCACGGCGTGAGAAGTCTAACGTTAGCTCTCTTGATTCATAGGCTGATCGAACAATCTCGCTCTTTGTTTGTGCCTTTCCTTTAATAAACCCACCGACGCGAGTTGCGCTTTCGCTTATTTCTGACGCAACCCTAAGTATATCTACTGGTTTCTTGATAACATTCCATGTTTTCTCTAAGAAGTTTGCTTCCTTGTTTTTCCCTAAGAGTGTGTAAAGCTCTGTTTGAATGTAGTCTCTGTCAAGAGATACCATCGTGCCGTGTGCGCCACCGCCTTTAAGCCAGTTCTGATATTGCTCACCTTTCTTCAAGACTTCGGAAAGGCCTTTAGCCATTGAAAAGAATGGAATAAATCTATCCTTGGAGTTTACAAAAGCTGTTAGCTGATCTCGCTGAATGTTCTTAATCATAAACTCTGGCGTTAGCGTCGCGCCCGCACGGAGAAGAGAGGCTGGAACGGAAAGTATGCGCGTTAGAAGACTAGCTGCCCCACGGTTTCCTGTTGAGTTTAGCGCCGTGGCAATCTCAGGGTCTACCTTTATGACCTTACGCTGCCCATTCTCAAAGAAAGCTACCTCATCAGCGGCAAGTGGCGTGCGCATTCCTCTAAAAACTGTAAGCGTTTGCTCGTCAACGCCTTCAATACCGTTGTCTTTTGCAAACTTCTTAAGCTCTGCGCTTGTAACTTCAACCGGACGAACAGGTGTTTTGACCTCCTCATAAAAAGCTTCAGGTGACTTTGACTTGTTAGCCATTTCGTAAAATGACTTCACAACCTCGTTTTTGTTTGCCACATCTATGTATGTGAAAGTATTTTTGATAATACTTTCAAGTGGGTCGATAATGTCTAGCTCCGAACCTTTGATTCTCTTCACGGGGTTTCTGGCTGTGATCTTTCTACCAAAAGCTGATCCTGTATATTCCTGCTCCTCGAACACGCGATAAAATGGAACATAGGCCTCGTTTGTTTTCGAGATAGTTTCTGCCGTTTCCTTGGAAAGAACACCGCTATCCGTCAAATATTTCATAAGGTTCTGATTATATTTTTGTAGCTCTATCGAGGCTTTTTCGTAAGCCTTTCCTCCCGCTACTACGGCTTGCGCGTCGTTAATATCAAAGCCACTCTTGATCCCTCTATTCTCTAACTCGATTGCTCGTTTAGATGTTAGATAGGCGCGAAGACCATCTATGTCTTCTTTGTGCGGCGCAATGATTTCCTTAAGTGGTTTACCGTTATTCTTATAGGTGTTAAAGTCAAACGTACCGTGTTCAAGGAACATGGTTGCGCGACCGCTAGAGCCGCGTGAAAGCCTTGCTAATGTATAAGGATTTTCTACAGAGCCTTCTAAGAGGTTGAGCCTTTTGGACGCGACATTCAAAGGATGAACGTCATCAACGTAGTCCGTATATGCCTTGTCAAAGGTCATACCGTCGATCTTTTTCTCTGAACTGGTGCTTATCTTTGATAGGATTCTAGACTTCGATCCTTCGTAGTTTGTCCCTGCTTCTCCACCCGTAGGGATTCTACCATCTCCTCCGCCGCCTTGTCCGCGAAGGAACGTATCCAATTCTCTTGGTTTGAACCCTTCATAGACGCTTTTTGAGATGTTTCCTTGTTTGTAGCTTTCTTCGAGAGCATCTACAAGCTCCTTTCTGATATTGACTTTATCGAATTTTTTAAGTTCGTCAAGTGAACTTATTTTCTGGTTACCTCGTCCAAGACTGTTATCAATAATCCTGATCTGCACATTCTCATTATCTCTGAAATCATTTGATAATTTATTAACAACATCCAAAGAACCTATATGCGTATTAAGATGCTCTTCTAACGGCACAGTTCTACCGGAGCCAAACTTTGCCTCCTGCCTTGCTGCCCTTGAAAGAGCGCCGTTAACCAAGGCTTCTACAGGATCTCTGTAGATATAGCTTATCACAACCTTTTTATCACTAGCAAGCGCTTGATTAATTTTTGATAAAGCACTGTCATATGTGTTCATGTTTGTGTCATAAATGATCTGCGCCTTATTTGATATTTCACCTATTGTTGTGTTAACGGCTGTTGTTTTTCCTGCCCCAGTCCCTCCGGCTGTGAATAGGACAACTGGCAACTCACCTTCTGCTGGCTTCTGATTTAACTTATCTTTGTATAGTTCTTTTATAAACCAAGATGATGGCTCGTGAACGGCGGCAGAAAGCGTCCTGTTTTTAAGATAGTCCTCTGAAAGCTCTCTTGCTGTATCTGTATTGAGAACCTTACCTCCCCTAGAATCCTTAATAGACGAGTAAGACCTAACGGCTTCCTGATAGTTGTCTGTTACAAATGAGCCTATTCTGCTTTCTACAGAACGCTCTATGTCTCCAAGGTTCTTTGCTGGCTTGTATTTATCGTCCCTTACAGACTGTGTGTTTCGATATGCCTTTGGAACATCGACATCAGCGGCCACGTCTTGCAAAATGGTAGGATCTGACTTTGCATCTACAAAAACTTTATCAGGCTTAACGCCTGTTTTCTTGTATATACCCGCAAGTTTGCTCGATGTGTACTTGGCCCCCTTGATACCAAGCAAGACAATTCCGCCATCCTCGAAGTCCTGCCATGAGGGAACTTGCCCTTCCAACGCTCCACCCACGGTTATCATTGTGCCGATCTCGGCGGCGTCTGTAGCCATGTTTGCAACTGATGGAGCAACAGCTTTGACAAATGGGCTTGTTGTTTTTTCAGCCACACCGATTGCAGCTTTTCCAGCAACGCCAGAAACAACACCTCCAACCGCGCCAGTGGCTAGGCCTGTAATGTATCCCTTAGCCTCTTCAGCAAGAATGCCTGTTGTTCGTTCCCAGAAATCAGAAAAGCCCTTAAACTCTCCTTTTGTGTATCCATCTACAAGCGTGGCACGAAGTCCGGCTGGCAATGCAAAGGCTCCTGCCGTCGCTGTAACTGGCCCGCCAGACCCGCCTATAAGAGCGCCAGCGGCCATTATAGGTATATCTGCTACAGTCTGTGCGCCAATGTACGCAAAGCGTGCA